TGATGCTAATAGTTTGATTTGGGATGATTATCCCGATACTGTTAGACTTAGAAAAAGAAAACTTAACTATTATTCAAATATCTTAATAGTTAACGACATCCAAACACCTGCAAATAATGGAAAAATCTTTCTTTTCCGTTATGGAAAAAAGATTCATGATAAAATTATGCAGAAATGGCAACCACCTGAAGGTGGAATTTTGAAGCCAGTAACTGTATTTGATTATTATGAAGGTGCTAATTTTAATCTTATAATTAAAAAGGTTAAAGTTGGTAAAGATATGTTACCAAACTATGATGAATCTAGTTTTGAAACAGTATCATGTGTTGGAACAGATGAAGATATTGAAAAGATTAATAATTCATTGTTTAGTCTTAAAGAATTTCATGCTGAAAGTGCTTTTAAGACTTATGAAGAATTGAAAGAAAAACATGATAGAGTTATTGGTCAAACAATTTCTACAAACGAAAAACCAGGTAAAACAGTTGAAAGAACAGTAATAGAAACTCGTACAGATAAAAATGAAGATCCTGCAACTGCTGAAGAAGTACCAGAATCAGAGGATATTTTTAAGGGAACTGATGAGTCTTTCTTCGCAAACCTTCAATCTGAATAACCCTTACACAAAGGAAAATGGGGGGATGAATAAATCATCCCCTTTTTATTTTATCTAAAAATGAATTTTAGCTTATTAATTCAAAATGAAATCGCTTTAGAAAGACAAATAATTTCTGTTTTAACTTCTAATCTAACCCCATATTCATCAGGTAAAAATTACTATAATTTTAGATGTAATGTTTGTGGAGATTCTAAGAAAAATAAAATGAAAAGAAGAGGTTATCTTATTAGAAAAAGAGATAAACCTTGGTATTTTTATTGTCATAATTGTCAAATTTCAATGTCAGCTATCAAATGGCTTAAAGAATATTTTCCGCTAAACTATCGAGAATACATTAAAGAAATATTAAGTAGCAAAAAAGAATCAATAATTAAGCCAATATTAGTTAAACATATAAACCAAGAGAATATTTCAGAAAAAGATGAAATTAAATTTTTTATTCCAATACTTAAAGGTAAAGGCGAACTGTTTGATAGTGCTATCAAATTATGTGAAAAACGATTAATACCTGAAAATGTATGGAAAGAATGGTTTGTTGCAATAAACGGCAAATATCGTTATAGACTTATTATTCCATTTAAAAATAATAAAAATAAAATTTATTATTGGCAAGGTTTAAAATTAAAAAATTATTTAAATCCTAAATATTTAAGTCGTTTAGGAGAAAATTTAAACTCAATTTATAATTTTTATAATATTGATAGAAATAAACCCGTTCAAATAGTTGAAGGTGTAATAGATTCTTTGTTTTTAGAAAATTCAATAGCATTAACAGGTCTTAAAATACATAACGAATTATTAAAAGATTTAAATTTCAAATATTTTTTATTAGATTATGATGATTCTGGAATAAAAAATAGCATAAAATTATTAGAACAAGGAAAATATATTTTTAACTGGAATAAATTTAGTCGTGATTATGCTTTACCTAAACGAGAAAAATTTGATATAAATGACGTATGTATTTATTTAAACAAACCCAAAGGTTTTAATTTTGAAGAATTAAAAAAATATTATACAAATTCAATTTATGATAAACCTTTATTTTTAATATAAATGTTTTTTAATAATATTATAAATATTCATAGGATACATAGAGACAGGGTTCATTACCTTTCCTAACCACATTAGGATTATCTTGTATCTCTTACAATAACCTTATGTGGAGGTATCTTATGAGTATTTCAAACGGTTTTATTTACAAGACTACAAATTTAATTAATAATAAAATTTATGTTGGAAAACATAAAACTTCAGCAAATGATGGATATTTGGGTTCTGGTTTAATACTTGGATATGCTGTTGATAAATATGGTAAAGAAAATTTTAAACGGGAAATTCTTGAGTATGGAAAATTTCGGGAAAAACAAGTAAATGTTATAACATTTAAAAATATAATAATAACCAGAAAATTAAAAAATGAAAAATAGAATAGAATATAATAACATCGTTTTTGACAGTGAAGAAGAACTTTTAGTATATTATTATTTACAAGAATTGAAAGATAATAATTTTATAGATAATTTCATATTTCATCCAGAGTCTATTTTATTATCAAGTGCAGTTTCATATAAATGGATAGATAACTTAAAAACTAAAAATGTTGAGAAAGAAAATACAATATTAAGAGAACATATCTATACATATGATTATGAAATAATATGGAATATTAAATCTATGGGTATTTTTTATTATAATTTAGATGATAATTATAAATTAGATAAAATACCATTTATAGCCCAAAATAATATTTCTAAAATTGAAGTAAAACCCGCATGGGATATGCAAAATATGACTAGGCTTTTTAGTATTAATTCCAAATGGGTTTTTGACAAATATGGTATTTTAATATATAAAGTAATTCCAACAGGTAAAAATACTTGTTTATTTGCTAAGACATTTGTTCCTCAAAAAGCATTATTTACTAAGAAAAAGAAACAACCTAAAAAGTTTAAATATAAAGTAAGAACACTTCAGGAGTTTATAAATGGAAATATTGAATCCAAATAATGAATTAAAAGTAGTTAAAACACCATATGAAGTTTCTGGTGTTATATTAGAAGCTCATATACCTAATAAAAATGGTACAATATATTCGCCATCTGTTTTTGATAAATTAAATAAAACTCCTAAAATAGAAGTTAGAATTGGAAATGAAATTATCGGACTTGTCCAAAGTTTTCAACCTAGTCAACATTCAGAAGATTTAGAACCACATCCATGTTTTCCCAATATTAATATATTAAGTACTCCAATTCAAGCTAAGACTAGAAAATTAACTGTTAATTTTTCTTTAGATATAATAACATTTGAATTTAAAGATAAAAAATTCGGAATATTATCTAAAAATAAAGAAGTAGCTGAAAAAATAGTTACACTACAACTTAAAGATTGGATAACTTATTTACAATATGAAGATGATGGAATTGTTGAACTTGTTAAATTTTTAATCGGAATGAAATATAAAGAAAGTTACGGAAGCGATGAGGTTATGCAAGATTGGTTTAAAGAATCCGCAAAACAAATAGCTGAAGAAGTAGATAAGGAACTTTTACAAAAAATGTTAGAATAAATAAATGATCATAAATAATTTATAAAAATATTGAAATTGAAAGGAATTTAAAATGATGAAAAACAGTTTATCCGATTTATTTGAAAATGCAGAAGATCTTATAGAAAGACAAAAAAATCCCATTCTTTTGATAGATGCTCATAATTTAGCATATCGAACCTTATTCTCTGCTATATTCACAAATCCAGAAGACAACGAAAAATTTTTTTTTTGGAAGCATATGTTCATGAATAGTCTTTTTAATTCTATTCTTCAATTTAAACCAAGAAAAGTTATTATGGCATATGATACAAAGCCTACTTGGAGATATTCAGTTTATTCAGATTATAAGGCTAACAGAAAAGAAGCAAGAGATAAAGCTGTTGTTGATTTTAATAAGTTTTTTCCTATCTTTAATGAATTTACAGCTCAAATTAAAGATGTATTTTCAACCATATACATTTTAAATGTTAATAGATGTGAAGGTGATGATATTATGGCAACTTTATGTAAACAAACATTTAAAAATGATGAAGTTGTTATTATATCTAGTGATGGTGATATGAATCAGCTTATAAATCAAAACATTAAACAGTATGATCCAATTAAAAGAAAAATTGTTGAATGTCTTAATCCTCAAAAAGAACTTGACATTAAGGTTATTAAAGGTGATAAAGGTGATAATATTCCACCTATAAAAAAGAAGGTTGGAGTTATAACAGCCGAAAAAATTTTAAATAATGGTTTAGATAATTTTTTGAAAGAAAGCGAAGAAATTAAAGCTAATTATATTAGAAATAAAACACTTATAGATTTAAATTATATCCCGTTAGAAATCCAAAAAAATATTATAAATAGTTACAATGCATATCAAATAAAAAACATGGAAAGTAAAAAGATTTTGGACTTTTTTGTTCAAAATAGATTAATGAAATTAATGCAATCTTGGGAATGTTATAGTGATACTATTAAAAGTCTGGAATAAAAATGGCATTTGGTAAATGGAAACAAGGTTTTTATAATGTAATTAATACACAAAAATATATAGGTAATAATAAACCCTTTTTTCGTTCAAGTTGGGAGGAGAGAGTTTGTTACTATTTTGACTTAAATAAAAATGTTTTAGCCTGGTCTTCTGAAAGATTTGTTATACCTTATAGAATTGGTAATGAAGTTGATCGATTTGGTAAACCAAAAATTAGGAGATATTTTGTAGATTTTTATTGTGAAATAAAAGGTAATGATGGAACTACTAAAAAATTTCTTGTCGAGGTTAAACCCAAATCTCAAAGTGTTCTTCCAGAAATACCAACAAATCCTAGAAAATCAAAATCTTATAAAACTAAAGCAATAACATTTGCAATTAATAAATGTAAATGGGATGCCGCTGAACAATATTGTAATAAAAAAGGATTTCAATTTAAAATTTTAA